CTCAGTCATGCCGAGCGACTCGACGACCGGCCGCCCCCAGAGCGTCATCGGGCCCGAGACGCTCGGCGGACCGTACAGGTACGCGCCGGGGTTGACGTTGCCCGTCACAGCCGACTCGCGCATCAGGCGCACGGCCGCCCAGTCAATCGGGTTGAACACGAAGGCGTCCGGCATCGCCTTGCCGGTGACCTGGATCTGGACCATCGCGGCGTAGGCGGCGTCGACCACGTTGGCCTGGCCGCCGTACGTGGCGCCGGCAGCGAGCCCGAGCGTCTGGAGACCGGTCTGGTCCAGGATGCCCGAGAGGTTCGGCGACGTGCCGTTGCCCGAGAGCACCTGATCCTCGAGCTCCTGGTTGAGCCCGTAAATCAGGCGGTTGTCGATGATGCCCCGAATCTGCGGCGCGTCGGCCAGCATCGCGTTGGTGACCGGGATCCAGTGCGCGATCGTCTGGACGGGCGACGTCGCCAGCTCGAAGTCGAGCACGGACTCCGGCTTGAGCCCGGTCGCGCCGGTCGTCACGCTCGCCTCGGCGACGGCGGCGGCGTTGTTCGTGAAGGTCTTCTCCTTCACGTACTCGATCATGTTCGACGTGGTCTGGGTCGTCGGGATCAGATCGAGAATGGTCAACTGCCGCTGAAGGATGTCAACAAATCCTGGCAGCCGATCGTTGACGATCAGGTTGCCGCCGCTCCCGGAGGCCGAGTAGATCAGCGCCTTGCGGGCCATCGCGGCCAGGAGCGAGCCCTTCAACTGGACGTTGATCGGCGTCCTGCTTCTCGGGTTGTTGAACAGGCCGGCGTCTCTGGCCGACTTGTACATCGCGTCGTCGGTGAACTGCTGGCCGAACATCGTGATCACGGACTTCGCGCCCGCGTCGTCGCCGGCTGGCTGCTGATGGCGATTGGCCGGCTGGCCGAGCCGCTTGACGTTGTCGGCGATCCGAGACCGTCGGTTGCCGGCCTCCTCGAGCTCCGATGTCCGCGTCTCGATCAAGTCGACCTCGGTCAGCAACCGCTTGACCTCGGCGAAGTCCTCGGCGTGCTCGGGCGTGACGCCGTTCGGGTGACGGGCTTCGATGGCGGCGGCCTTCTCGTAGCGCGTGCGGCTCTCGGCCATGCACTCGCTCAGGCTCATGTTCCTGACCTGTTCGACGGTCAGGGTCGTCTGGGTGGCGGCAGGACTGCTCATGATGCGGGTCGCTCCAGGCCATCGTGCGCCGGAGGCGTGCGATGGTAGGTGTGATTGAAGCCGGCGGCCTGATAGCGCCGACGGCGTAGCTCAGCTCCCACGTTGATCACCTCGGCGGGAGCGAGCGGCACGAGCAGCGCGTCGACCTCGTCGGCAGCGGTTCGGAGCGACCCGCTCAGGGCTGCCATGAGCGCCTTGCGCGCTTCGGAGAGGGCTCGGCCGTCGGTGGCCCGCGTGTCCGCCCCGGACTTGACGCGGGCGAGCCACTCGGCGACGGCCGCTTTGACCGTCTCGGAGTGCTGCTCGAACGGACGGCCGAGCGACTTGACGTCGGTGATGACGGCGTTCTCGTTGGCCGGGATGGCGACCGCCGAGACCTCGAAGAGATCGGCCTTCCGGAGCAGACGGACCCCGTCCTCGCGGTAGTCGGCTTCGAGGGTGAAGTAGCCGATCGAGAGGCTGTCCAGCACGCCGGCCTTCGCCAGCTTGTAGGCGTCGGTGCCGGCCCGGGTGTCCACGATCGACCAGCGCCCGAACAGGCCCTTGTCGTCTTCGCGGATCTCGAGCTGCTTGCCGATCGGCTCGAAGTGCTCGAACAGGAACTTGGTCGGCCGCGCGGCGATCGACTCGGCGAAGGCGCCGCTGACGATCACGTCGCCGTACGCGTCGGGCTCGCCGCCGAAGGTGCTGGCGTAGCCGGCGATCTCCCAGCCGCCGCCGGCGACGTCGACGACCTCTTTGACCTCGAAGGGGATCGACTTGTATTCGAGCGGCATGAGAAACGCCTCCCTTCCCGAGCCACCAAGAGGCTCAGAATCGGAGGCGCCGAACGCCCGACACTATCGCGTTGTTAGGCCGAGTGTAGCAGATCGTTCACTTCAAGTGAATAGTCTGGCCCTCGCCGTACTTCGGGCAGCGCTTGTTCCCGCAGCGAGCGCGGACCCAGGTGGTACCGCCGGGCGCGGTCGCGATCCACTCGCCGCACCCTCGGCATCGAGCCTCTCGAGGCGGCGACTTGCGCTCGGCCGGCGCCGAGGGCTCACGCCACGACGAGGCGGCCACGAGCACTCTCCGCGATGGTCTGCCAACTGGATGGCCAGCGCCACAGGTTCGTCTTGAGGCTGTGCTTCCGCTCCACGACCTTGCGCAGCCTGGTCGCCATGATCGAGCGGAGCGCCGGCTTCTTGATCAGCTCCGAGAGCGCGTCCTCCCACTCGCCGACCGACTCGGCGATGAAGCCGCTGGCGCCGTGATCGACGAGTCCCGCGTAGAACGGCGACGCGACGACCGCGCTGCCGGCCGCCGCCGCTTCCATCGCCTTGATCTGGCTCTTCGCGCGGTTGAACGGCGTGTCGGCCACGGCGCAGCAGGCAATGTCGACCTGGGCCAGTCCGGCCGGGTACGTCTCCAGCGGCATCCAGGGCAGGACGACGAGACGATCAGACGGCACATGCTCGGCGATCACGGCCGGCTGCCAGCCCTGGACCACGAAGCGGACGTCGGGATATCGGCGCGCGATCAGTCCCCACGCCTCGGCCATCTGCTCGACGTCGCGGTCGTGGCGCCGGCCGCCGGCCCAGCCGATCGTCAGGCCCGGGATCTGGCGCTTCGTGGCCCTGACGATCCCCCGGAACCAGGGCAGGTCGATCGCGTTGGGGACGACGATGACGGGCTTCTGGGTGTACGTCCTGACGATCGTCGCGAGCCGCTGCGTCGAGACCGTCACGCCGTCGCACTGCTGCATGCACCAGATCCGCTCGAAGCGCTCGGCGTCGAGCTGCTCCAGGCTCTTGCCCTCGGTCCAGTTCAGTTCAACCCGGCGGTGCGTCTCCTGGCTCGTGAACACGTCGTCGTCACTGTCGTAAACGACGAACTTGCCCGCTTTCCTGATCGACGCGAAGAGCCTTTCGGCGAGCCGTCGCTGATCGGGCGGCCACGATGCGCGGAAGAGAACGTAGCCGTCGAAGAGCGGCGAGATGACGCTTATGGCGCCGTTCTTCAGAAAGTCCCAGCCGCACGGGTAGCCGATCCTCTCCAGTGCCGTGATCGGCTGGAGGCAGCGCCAGAGCGTCGGGCCTGTCATGTCGCCCGTCAGCGCCAGGACGGACGGGCCGGTCAGCTTGCCGTTCACTTATCGACCCTATGTGTGAACGTGACTTCGGGCAGGAACGCCCAGCGGACGCCCTGGTGCTTCATCACCCGCTCCAGGCAGTCGGCGTCGGTGTCCGATCCGACGTGCGTCCTGAACAGCATGCCCTTGTCGAGCAAGTCTCTTCGATAGAGGCAGTGCGTGAACTGGCCACGGCGCGGAGGGTTGCCGCCGATCACCGCTTTCTTGGTGCTGTTCGGCCAGGTCATCTCCACCTTCGGGTAGACGAAATCGGCGTCGTACTCCTCCAGCAGGTTCACCAGCTTCTCGATGTGGTCCGGCACCAGCGCTCGTTCGTCGTCCGCCCACCAGCACTGGTACTCGCCGCGAGCGAGCAGTTGCGCCACCATGAACGGCGCCGCCGAGACCGAGTCGGTGAACAGGCCCGACGACCAGAAGCCCAGCTCAACAAACGTCGTGATGAAGGTCGAGCCGTCCGTGTTCATCGAAGCGCGCGGCCCCCAGCCGAGCATCTCACGAAGCTCAGGGTCCGGCCCGTCGCTGACGATGACATGCTCCAGCGGCCGGTAGGTCTGCTGGCGGACGTTCTCGATCGCCTCCATCAACAGATCGTGGCGCTGGTAGGTGCCAGTGACGACGGAGACGAGCTTGCGGCTCACCGCTGGCCTCCCGGCGGATCCACCGGCGCTGGACAGAGCAGCCAGCGGAACCGGCCCAGCTTGCCCTGCCAGAGCTCCGGGAAGAACCCGGTTGCCGCGCCGTAGTTGTGCCAGGCCACGCTGCCGCCGATCAGCGCGTCCAGGTGCGCGATGGCCTTCTCGCGGCTCGTGAAGACGTCGGCCCTTCTCACCCACAAGTGGATCGAGCGGTCGTCGTCGGAGTCGAACTCGAACGGCTCGGGCCGGTAGAGCAGCCAGACCTGGGGATGACCGTCGGGCGTGCGCTCGGGGATCGCCGCTCGGCCCTTCAGCAAGTCGAGAAGGCACGGCCCTGGCTCGTCTAGTAGCATCGCGCGATCACCTCCTCGCGCCAGTGGACCAGGCCGCCCCAGGCCCCGATCACGGCCTCCATGTGACAGAAGTCGTCCCACCAGAAACCCGTCCGTCCGGGCACGTTCGGCATAGCGAAGTTCTGGCCGGTCACGGTCCCCCGCTCGAGGTTGCCGCGGTCCCGCCACAACAGGAGCGAGCCGCCGATCGAGCGCGTCGCCGAGTGGTGCATCAAGGCGCGGAACAGGATCGGCCCGGCACCAACATCGTCGATCACCCGGCGGATCGTCTCGAAGGCGCCCGCCTCGTAGACGTCGTCGTCGCCGATGTTCAGGATGTAGTCCCCGTCGGCGCGCTCGTACCCGTACTGGAGCTGCGGATAGCCCCAGTTGTGGGTGCCGGCGTCGTGCTCGAGGTACTCGGCGCCGATCGCCTGGGCGGCCGCCTTGACGTCCATCAGCAGACCCGAGTGGGTGTCGGCGACCACGAGAACCTGGGGCCGGTAGCCGCCGTGAAACTCTGGACGCATCGACTCCAGGCACCGCGGCAGCGTGTGTCGACCCTGGGTCGGAATGACGATCGTCAGCTCAGGCGGCACGGCCCCTCCTCACTGGTCCAGACGGTGCGTAAACGTGCAGTCGTCGAGGTGAGCCCAGGTCGCGCCGCGAGAGATCCAGTCCCAGACGAGCGACCAGTCGACCGGGTGCGTCCCCCAGCGCGGCATGCCGAATCGCTGGAGCGTCGACGCTCGGAACAGGTAGTGCGTGATCTCGCAGTAGGCCGGCGGGTCGGTGCCGATCGTGCGCGTCTCGGGCCCGGTCGGGTTGCCGTTCCGCCAGATCCGCACCTTCGGGTAGACGAAGTCGGCGCCGGTCGACTCCAGCAGGTCGACGAGGCGGCTGATATGGTCTGGTGTCAACGCTCGTTCGTCGTCGCACCAGGGCATCAGGTACTCGCCGCGCGCCATCAGGTAGCCGACCGTGAGCGGTGCGATGCCGAACGAGTCCGGCATCAGTCCCGACCAGTTCCGTCCGAGGCAGCACGCGTGCACCGGGACGGATGGCAGCCCGTCACGCGCACCGATGACGTACGGCGGCTGGCTGTTGTCCAGGCCGTCGCTGATGATCCAGTGCTCGATGTTCGGGTACGTCTGGGCGCGAATGTGGCGGATCGTCTCGGCCAGCAGCTCGGGGCGCTGCCAGGTCGGCGTGATGACGGAGACCAGCGGCCGACTCACGCGGATCGCTCCAGTTCGGACTCGTCGACGATCGGCGCGAATGCTCTCAGACACCGTGGGTGCTGGAGCGTCGGCGGCAACTGGTCGAGGCGGAACTTGCGGCCGTTCATCGACTGGCAGGCCGCGTCGTAGTCGCCGTCAAACACGGTACAGCCCACCACGACGCCGCTCGCCCGGTAGCCGGCGATCGACGCCAGGTTCGTCGAGTGGCCCAGCTCGGTCCGGGTGATGGCACGGGCACGGTTGAAGGCCGGCAACTGCTCGAGCCGGGCGGCCAGTTGCGGGATGCCCTCGCCGGCGGCCTGCCCCTCCAGCAGCGCCGCTCTGACCTGATCGCGCGTGGTCTCGGTGATGCCGACGATGTTCGACCCGGCGGATCTGAGGTACGCTCGCGTGGCCGGGTCGTCGAGGTCGAAGGCGATGCCGAGCTCGGCGACGACCAGGCGCGTCACGTCGTCCAGGAGCGCCGTCTGGAGTGGCACCAGCGTCTCGCCGAGCAGCACCGCCTCGCCCTCGGCGACCAGATCCTCAGCCGTGTCGCCGCCGGCCCGGAGCCGCGCGTTCACGCGCCGGAGCTGCGCCGCGAGGAACGACTCGATCTCGGACTGCCAGGTGGAGTCGAGGTCGTCCTTGAGCCCTGAGAACTGGCCGGGCAGGTCGTCGGGCGCCTTGATGGATCGGTGCGGCAGCGTCACGATGCGCGGGCGGCTCCGCGACTCTGGCAAGGCCGGTGGCGGATTTGCCACGTCCGTTGCCTTCGGCTCGCGGCCGATCTCGGCCCGCGCTTCGTCGACGGTCAGGATGCCGGCCGCGACGTAGGTCTGCAGTCGGACCGCGAGCGCGTTCTGGTCGTCGGAGAGCGCCCGGACCTCGGAGATGTCGAAGTCGACGACGTCGGAGCGGTTGCTGGTGAAGTCGGGCAGCAACTGGAGCGTCATCTCGGCGGCGATCGACCGCCACGTCGGGATCAGGGTCATCTCCGTGAACGCCTCTCTGGCCTCCGAGAAGTTGCTGTAGGTCGAGCGATCGAGGCCGGCGCCCAGCCCGGCGACGATCGCGGGCACGCCCAGCACGGCGGCGATCCGCTCCTCGGGCACGCGGTGCAAGACCTTGAGGTCCATCTGCTCGGGGCTGAAGCCGTGGCTGACGAGCTTCGCGCCGGGACTGAGGACGCTGACCGCGCCGACGTTGTCGCCACCGTAGGCCGACTGAATGCGAGCTTTGATCTCGTCGGCCGTGGCCTTGTCGATCGGCTGGGTGTCCTTGTCCCACTCGACGGAGAGGCCGTTGATCGCCAGGTTCGCCAGCAGCCGATCGGCGTACCGAGTCGCCTGGTCGTCCGACGAGACCTCGCGGGCCAATCGCTTGAGCGGGGCGCACCCGAGGCGGTGGTCGCGGTCGTCGAGGCCGGTCTTGAAGTGGACGATGTTCGCCGGGTCGATGACCTCGTACTGACCCGGCCGGACGTAGTAGCGGTACGCCGTGATGAAGTCGCCGGAGTCCTGCGCCGTGGTCGGCTTGATGCGCGACGGGCTGATCGGCCAGAGTTCGACGACGTTGCCCGTCAGGTCGTTGCCGGCCCTGAGCTTGCGCCAGTAGGCATTGCCGTCGACCTTCAGGCAGTTCGACAGGTACCAGAGCAGGGTGTCCAGCGTCATGTGCGGGTTCGGGCGCCGCAACAGGTCGACGATCGGCGCGGCATCGACCTCGACGCGCTCGGTGGCGGCGACGCGGTACAGCTTCAGCTCGGGCTCGGCGATCGCCGTGGCGATGACCTGGAGGCAGGCGAAGACGGCGCTATTCGCCGCGCTGCCGTACTGGTTGGCGAGCAGGTCGGTCGCGCCGGGCCCGTGAATGAGTGGCGAGACCACGACGGCGCGGTAATCGTCGATCAGCCAGGAGGGCCCGGCCTTCTGCTCGGCGACGGGCGCCGGAAGCTGATCCCAGCCGCGACGCTTCGAGCCCACGTTGAGTGGCCCGAGCCAGTCGAAGAGTCCCATCAGTCTCACCCCCTCTCGCTAGTAGACGTAGGCCGCGCGGCCTTCCTTGACCATCAGCTTCGTCAGCGCCCAGACCAGCCAGTCCAGGCGGTTCGGGCTCTTCCCGCTCTCAGGCGTCCAGGACGTGAGCTCCTCTTCCAGCTCGGGAAAGACGTCGCAGTGCGAGACCTTGCCCTGCTCGTAGAGCTGCGCGACGGGCTGCGCGCGGACCGCCTTGCCGCGCGAGGCTGTGACCTTCTCGTAATGGACCGGCCAGACCTCCATCACCTTCGCCGCGTTCCTGACGACCGCCTCGACCATGTCGCCGCCGAAGTTGGCCTCGCCGACCACGGCGTCGGCCTTGACGTCGACGTAGAGCTGCACGGCTCTGCTGCCCCAGCCCTCGGGCGAGAGTTTGCAGGTCCGGTCGGCGAGCACGTAGCCGCGGCCATCCGCGCCGAGCCCGACTGCGCCGATGCCCTGCTCGTCGTTCTCTGGGTCGCTGCCGCCGCTCGGATCGACCGCGACAACCACCCTGACCAGATCGTCGGGAGGGGGGCGGCGGCTGTCGAGCATGGCCCAGGTCCAGAGCGCGCCGGGCACGTCCTCGAGAAGCTCGCCGCCGATCTCCTGCCGGCCGAGGCGGGTGCCGCGGTACCGCTCCAGACGGCGGCGGTACGACTCGGGCAGGTTCGGGTTGTCGTCGGTCGTCGCTCTCGTGACGGCCGTACCCTGCTCGCCGAGCAGTTGCTTGAGCAGCTTCTTCGGCTTCGGCGTCGTCGACGCCACCGCTCGCGGATGCGGGCCGATCCGGAGGCCGAACTGGAGGTGATCCCAGCACGCTTCCATGAACCGCCAGGCCGCGAACTCCTCGCACCAGGCGAAGCACCGATTGCCGCCAGCCCGGAGCCGCTCGACGTCCTCGGGCGTGAAGGCGCCGAACAGTTTGGCCTCCGCTCCCGACGGCCAGATGACGAACGTGCCGCCCACGCGGTTGACGAGGCGCACGCTCGGGTTGTGCTTGCGGAGGCCGGAGGGCCCGTTCACGCACGCCTCCGTGGCGTCGCCGAGGGTAGGCGCGACGATCGCGATACGATGGCCGCCGGGGATGCCCGGCAGGCAGGCCGGGCCGCGCATGTGCTGGTCGGTGTAGTGCGCGGCGGCGTCGGTCTTGCCGGCGCCGCGCCCGGCCAGCAGCAGCCAGAGATCCCAGGCGCCAGGCGGCGGCTTCTGATGCTCGTACGGCGTCCACGGCTCGGCCGACGTCGCACCACTGACCTCGGCGGCGACCTCGGCCTCGACGGTATCCAGTGCCTCGGCCAGTGCGACGGCATCCTCTGGCGCCAGGAGCATCGTCACGATGCCACGCCTCGCCGCTTGATGGCGTCATACAGAGTGATGACGCGGTCTGGATCGAGGCCGCGCTCGGTGGCCAGACGGCGGGCCGCATCGTAGACATCGATCGGCTGCGTCGGCCGCCCGAGTACACGGTCGATGCAGTAGGTGAGCATCGCCTTATCGCCACCGAGCGCCAGCTTGAGCGCCACGTCGACGAGCTTCGGCAGGTTCTCGGCCAGCATCAGCTCGGCGCGCTTGATCGGCGTCTGCGTCGCCGGATCGAGCCGCTTGGGCTTTCTCCCCGCTCCCGGGCGGCGCCCGCCTCTACCAGCCACTGATTCCCTTCCTGAAATCAACGGAATCAACTGGTCCCATCATATCACCAGGATTTCTTGATTTCGTTGGGACCACTCATCGTCAGTTCACCATCTGCCCGGCCGTGACCCGGTACAGCTTCAGCTCGGCGGCGTGATCGGTGTTGCGGTCGAGCCAGAGCCAGAGGTCAAGACTGGCCCACTTACTGTCCGAGCGGACGCGCAGGCCGCGAATGAGCCCGGTCCCGTCGCGCAGGATGTCGGTCGTCAAGGTCAGCTCGATCTCGGCCATCAGCCCGTACGCCGCCGGATGAACGGCGGCTCCTCGATCGTCTCCAGATCCACGACGGCCGCCCTGACCGTCTCCAGCACGGCAACGGCCGCCTTGACGCTCTCCAGCGCGGCCTCGACGTCCTCGCAGCGCCGTTGCCAGTCGACCTCGGGGGCGAGCCCAGCCGCCCAGAGCAGACGGTCCCGCTCGGCGTAGGAGAGGTCGAGCGCCTCGGCGAGTGCGAGCATGATCGGCTTGCGCGGGCTCATGCTGCCGTCGTCGCGCTCCATCCGGTTGACGTACGCCGGGTCGACGCCACTCATCCGCGCCAGGGCGTTCTGGCTGAAGCCGCGCTCGATGCGGAGCCGCCGGAGCAGCTGGCCGAACGTCTCGCCGGTCACGAGGCCCTCTCCACCGAACCGAGTACGTAGTGCTTGCCCAGGCAGTCGTCGCAGACCGCGTACATCTCGGTGGCGTCCCCCTCGCCCTTGAAGAGCAGGACCGGAACGCAACCGACCTCAACCCCACAGTGCGCACACGCCGAATGGGCCGTGCCGCCCGACATCGCCCGGCACTCCTTCGGGTCGCCCTCGTAACACTCGCGCTCATCGTCGCTCACGACGGGTCGTCCTCTGATCTCATCGCGGCGTCGCACGGCAGGCAGAGCCCGCCCTTGGTCGTGTAACCCGTTGCCCGACACCACTTGCACGGCTTGCCGTACGAATAGCCGGCCTCGCGCACGAGCTCGCTCTCCTCGCTGTTCTGGGCGCCCGTCAGCAGAATCTCCTGAAGCTCCCTCACGTCGTCACTCCAGACAGTCTGAGCGCCAACCGAGCGTTGAAGGGATCGAGCTCGCGGCTGGTGTCGACGTCGCGCTCCCGGCCCGCCTTGCGCTCGTTCCATCCGCCGGCCGTCGCCGGCCAGGTTAGCCAGCCGCCCTCGTCGAAGCGGGCGATGTAGTGCGTGCCGCCGGCGACGCCGTAGACGATGACGTCGCCGGACTCCATGCTGCTGACCGTCATGGCGCTACTCCGGATCCTCTTCGAGCGACTCGCTCGGATGCTCGGCCCTGACGTGCTCGGCGACGTTGGCGAACTCGTGCTCGCAGAAGGCGCAGATCCCGGCAATCGCCTTGTTCCGGAGCCGGGTAGCGACGCCCTTCTGAGCGCGGACCTGATGCTTCAGATGGGTCTTATCGTCCTCCAGGCGGTCGCCGCGCTGGCGCTGGTAGTCGAGCGCCTGCTTGGCCTTAGCAAGCTCGTCTCTGAGCTGCTCCTCCTTCGTCTTCGCCTGATACGCCTGATGGTGCCCGTTCGGACAGTAGAAGTTCGTGTGGTCACGCCGTCGCTGGCGCTGCCAGTCTTCGGGGACAGCAAACAGAATCCCGCACGTCGACACGCAACAGGTTTCGGTGACCAGATTCACACTCACGTCAATCGTGACGCCGCGCATCCCTAACTCCCACTTGCAGCGCCTGGGCGATCAGCCGGACCGCCTCGCCGCTCTCGATCATCTCCCTGGTCACAGGGAGCACGCGCCAGCCCAGCGCCGCCGCCAGGCTGAGCTTCACCGCCTCGGCCGTGATGCCGGATCCTCTGGCGTGGCGCCCGTTCGTCCAGATCCCGCCCTGGACTTCAATCGCCACTTTCTCGGATGGGTACGCCCTGTCGAATCTGTACTGACGGCCGGGCACGAAGCGGTGCTGCGGCTGACCGACGGGCAGCCCGGCCCGCTCCAGCCGGTTGAGCAGAATCAGCTCGATCTCGGAGTCGCAGCCCGTCCCGGCGAGCAACGTGGACCTGGCCGTCTCGGGCTTCGGCCGCTTCTGTGGCTCGCGGTGCTCTGGCGGGAGCAGTTGACGAATCCTGGCCGGGAGCCTCGTGCGGCCCATCAGCCGGCCACCGCGAGCAGTCGGCCGGTGGCCGGGTCGCGCGGACGCTCAGCCCGCCGACGGGCGTACTCGGCCGGCAGGTCGATCCGGAGGCGCCTGACCGTCTCAACATCAGCAGCGGCGATCAGCCATGCGCCGCCACGCCCGACCGTGACGCCACGCACGCGCCGGGCCGACGGCACCATGCCGGCGGCGTACCAGCGCACCAGCGTGCGGTGATCGACGCCGGTCACCCGCTCGACCTCCATGGACCCGAGCAAGCGTCGGCCGCGACTGATCGCCCGGGCCAGCGCCTTGAGGCCCGGCTCGCGAATGCGGTCCGCGTCGTACGCCTCCGGGTGCTCTCTGATCAGCGCCTCGAGGCTGGCACGTGAGTAGACGCGCATCCCATGATGGCCGCCCCGCCAGAGCTCCGACGCGAGCAGGCCGTTATCGACCAGCCTGGCGAGCACGGTCTGACGCGAGATCCCCAGCATCCGGGCCACCTCGCCGGTCGTGTACGGTCGCTCGTCGAGGCGCCTGACGTCGATCCGCTGGAGTGCCCGCTTGATCGCCATCTCAGAGCGCGGCACGCCGAACCGCTCGCTGACCTTCGCGGCGATCGTCGAGATGTCGTGCTTGCCGACCAACGAGCGGAGGTAGTCGTACTGCTCGGGCTTCCAGTGCGACGCCCGGCGGAGGTTGACGTTCGGGCGTGGCGTTGGAATGGTGCCATCCGCGAGCCAGGCACGGATCTGGCGGCCACGAGCAGCGCGGCGATCAGGCGTCCACCAGCGCCGTTGATGGCAGCCCGTGCAGATGCAGGCTCTGCCGATGATCGGTGTATGGCACGGCTGGCGTTGCCCGCGCCGATTGATCAGGTACTCCTGCCGGGGGTGGTGCGCCGCCGGTGTGTAGGCTGCCATCAGACGGCGTCCAGCCCGTCATCCGCCGGCTGCTCGTCGGCCCGCATCTGGTCGTACGCCTCCTGGGCCGTCTTGATCACCCGCTCGGCCTCCTCCTGCGTGAATCGCTCGTCGACGGCGATCGACGCCTCGAAGAGCGACGGCTGGATGAACGCGGCCTTGGCCGACTCAAGCTTCCGCGTAAAGGCGCCGTACTCCTCGAGCGTGGCCAGGTGGCACATGACCTCCGGGCCGACCAGGCGCCAGGTCGGGTCGCCGTCCTCGTCGCCGTCCGACCACTCGACGGAGACCAGCTGGTCGAACAGGATCGCCTCGATCTGGCGCTCCGTGACGGCTGACTCGCGGAGGGTGTCGGCCGCCAGCCAGACCAGCAGATCGGGCGCCGGGCCGGCGATGAACGCCAGCGTCTGGCCGCTGACGCGCTCGATGCCGGCGAGCTTCGGCCAGCCCTTCGACGTGCCGCCCTTCGCCTTCCAGCGGTAGACGATGCGGAGATCGGCGAGGTCGCCGAGTGCTTCCTTCGA